CTGAAGCAATTAAAGGATTTCAAAGTGGTTTTAAAACTGCTATGGACGAAGCAATAAAAATTACAGATGATTTTGAAAAGTTAGGGAAAAAAGCATTTGACGGATTTGCTGATAGTTTAACTGATGCTATAATGACAGGGAAAGCAAACTTTAAAGATTTTGCGAGAAGTTTATTAGCTGATTTATTAAGAATAATTATTAGACAACAATTAGCAGTACAACTTCAAAGAATATTAGGTTTTTCTACTAGCATTATGGGTGGTGGTGGAATATTTGCAAGTATTCCTAAATTATTTGGATTTGCAGATGGGGGAACACCTCCTGTTAATAGACCAAGCATAATTGGTGAAAGGGGTGCTGAATTATTTATTCCCAAATCATCTGGTACAGTTGTACCTAATGAAGATTTAAAAGGAATAGGTGGAACAACTAATATTAATTTCACTATAAATACTGTTGATGCTCAAGGTGTAGATGAATTACTTACAAATAGACGTAGCACCATAATTAATGTTATTAATGATGCACTTAATAGACAAGGAAAAGAGGCGTTAGTCTAATGGCAGGTACATATCCAACATCACCAGAATTTGCATCTATCGGATTTGGTAGCGAACAGAAAACAATCACATCTACTACTGACAGTGGAAAAATGTTTGCAGTTCAAGTTGATGGACAAAGATTTAAATTTTCAGCATCATATCCACCAATGAACAGAAGTGAATTTGCACCAGTTCTTGCGTTTGTAATGAAACAAAGAAGTCAAAAAGAAACATTCCAAATTGCTTTACCAGATTTAAAGAATGCCAAAGGTGATGTGTCTGGAGTAATAACTGTTAGTGGTAGCCATTCAGCAGGTGATACCACCATTGATATAACAGGAATAACAGGCACACTAAAGGCAGGGGATTTTGTAAAGTTTGGTGGTCATTCAAAAGTCTATATGGTTGTAGAAGATACAACAGGCGATAGTTCTAATGATGCTACAATAACAATAGAACCACCATTAAGAAGTGCTTTAACTGATACCGAAAGTGTCACTTATGACGGAGTACAATTTACAGTTAGATTAACATCAGACATTCAAGAATTTAATACAGGGGATTTAGATTTATATAGATACGAAATAGATTTTATTGAGGCGTTGTAATGACTAGAGGTTTTTCTAGTGACTTACAGTCTGAGATACTCAATCAGACTATTAAACCAATCGTTCTTGTAGAAATATTATTCCCTACTCCCCAAAGACTAACTAATCACTATAAAGACGTTACTCATAATGCGAATAGTTATCTTTCTAGTTCACATTTATTATCTATTGGTGGTAAAGCAGAAAAATCAGAATTAGATGTATCAAACTTTCAAATAGAATTATCTGCTGTTGATAGTGCGTTTGTTTCTATTGTTTTAAATAACAATGTATCAAATGATGAAGTAACTATTGATATTGGGTTGTTAGATAGTAATGACACCTTAATAGATACATTTAATTATGATAAAGGATTTATAGAAAGTTTTAATATTGATACAGAAACAGGTAAATTAGTATTAAGTTGTACTTCTCACTTCGCAGATTTTAGTAGAGTGTCTGGAAGAAAAACAAATCAAGGTAGTCAACAAGTTTATTTCCCTAGTGATAATGCGATGGAATTTTCAGCATTAACAGTTCAAGATATTTTGTGGGGTAGAAAATAATGGCATTTTTTACAGCTATACTTGGAACAATTATTAAATCTGTTATTACAGGATTTGCTATTTCAAAAGCAATATCTTGGTTAGCACCTAAACCAGAATTACCAGATTTTACACAAGATGCAGAAGCAACAGGTGTTCTTGTTAATAAACAATCTAACAATGCAAACATTCCTGTTATTTATGGAACACGTTTAGTTGGTGGAACGAGAGTATTTTTAGAAACGAGTGGTAATGACAACCAATATTTGTATGGTGCATTAGTATTATGTGAAGGGGAAATAAATGGTATTACAAAAATTTATGTTGAAGATAAAGAGATTACTTTTAGTGGTAGTTTTAGTGATGGTGGCACTATCACCTCCAATGATAGTAGATTTGGTGACACTATCCAAGTTCAGACTTTTTATGGAACTGATGCACAATCGCAATCAACATTATTAAATAATCTTTCTAGTTGGTCTAATAAGACAAGAACATTTGCAGGACTATCTTATATTGCATTCCGTTTAACTTGGGACGCAGATAAATATATTGGCATTCCAAAAATTCAAGCATTAGTACAAGGAAAAAAAATATCTACTTATGATAGCGGTAGCAATGAAACCACAGGTGTCTTTACATCTAATCCTGCTTGGTGTCTTTTAGATTATTTAATCAATACAAGATACGGAAAAGGAATTGATATTGCTGATATTGATATTCCAAGTTTTTATACAGCATCAACAATAGCTGATACTCAAGTCACCCCTTATTCTGGTGGCAGTGATATTAATTTATTTGATTGTAATGCAGTTATAGATACTAGCCAAAAACTAATTGATAACACCAAATCGCTTCTTAAAGGAATGCGAGGTTTTTTACCTTATGCACAAGGCAAATATAAACTGATTATTGAAACCACTGGTTCTAGTGTACTGACACTAAACGAAGATAATATCATAGGTGGAATTAAAGTTTCAAGCGAAAGAAAAAATGAAAAATATAACAGAGTACAAGTAAACTTCATTAACCCAGACAAGAACTATCAATCAGATACCATTGTTTATGATACTGACCATTCAACATTAAAAGCAGAAGATGGCGGTTTCTTACAAGAAGGTGTAATTGATTTACCAACTATTACTAACCCCTACCAAGCATTAGAATTTGGTGAGATAGTTCTAAAGAGAAGTAGAAACAATTTAGGTTTAGAATTAACTGCAAACTATGAAGCGATGAATTTAGCCATAGGTGATATTGTTGCTGTTAGTTCTTCTATTACAGGATTTAGTTCTAAACCATTTAGAGTAGTGGGTATGGCAATTAACCCTTCATTTGAAGTCGCCTTATCATTAATAGAGCATCAAGACGCTTGGTACACCTTTGATGAGAAAACAGAAGTCGCAGTTATTCCAGACACTTCATTCCCTAATCCCTTTACAGTTCAACCACCTGCATCTGTCACCCTTGATGATGAACTTATCCAATACAATGACGGAACAGTTATTGTGGCTATGAATATAACGATTGGTGCATCACCAGACCAATTTGTTAGAGAATACCAAGTAGAATACAAAAGAACTGATGATAGTAATTTTATTGTTCATAGTAGAGGTACAGTAGATTTATTTCATAGAGTCTTGAATGTTATATCTGGTGATAATTATACAGTCAGAGTAAAAGCAATAAATTCACTTGGTGTTGAAAGCACATCAGTCACTGCCACTAGAGATATTGTGGGTGAGATTGAACCACCGAGTGATGTTCAAGATTTTGCAATTAATATTGTAGGTAGTGATGCACATCTTAGTTGGGAAAGTATTCCAGATGCTGACCTTAATTATTATGTTATCAATTTCACTACTGAAACAGTCAATCCAGAATGGCAAAATAGTTTTACTTTAGTTTCAAGAGTATCAAGACCTGCAACATCAATTACCGTACCTGCTAGAACAGGAAGTTATCTAATCAAAGCAGTAGATAAACTTGGCAACTTCTCATCTAATGAAGCAATCATTACGACTAACATTATATCTATTGGTGATTTTCAAAATGCAGGAATTGCTACAGAACACCCAAATTTTACAGGTGTTAAAAATAACACTGTTGCAGTAGATAATACTTTAATCCTAGATACCATTGAACAATTTGATGATAATACCACTGACAATTTTGATGACATAACCGCAAGAAATTTTGACGGTGGTACAATTAATGACAATGTTGTATCTAGTGGAACTTATGAATTTGCTAATTTAATTGATTTAGGAAGTATTCAGACCGCAAGATTAACAGGAAACATTACGCAAACTGCTACTGATAGAGATAGATTATTTGATAACATTTTAGGATTATTTGATGACCAAGCGTCTAACTTTGACGGTGATGATAGTGCTAATGCGTCAAGTCATTTAGAGATTGCAGTATCAAATGACAATGTGACTTATACATCATTTAGAAATTTCAATGTAGGTGATTATTCTGGTAGATATTTTAAATTTAGATTGTTTATGGAAAGTTTAAACAATTCAGCAACACCGATTGTTAGTCAATTATCTGTGACTGCTGATATGCCACAAAGATTAATATCAGAAAATGATGTTGTATCTGGTGCAGGAACTAAGTCCATAACTTTCAGTCCTGTGTTTATATCAACACCTGCGATTGGTGTTTCAGCACAAGGGTTGGCAACAGGTGATTTTTATGAAATAACTAGTAAATCAACAAATGGATTTGATATAACATTTAAAAACAGTGGTGGCACTGCAATTAGTAAAACGTTTGACTATATTGCGAAAGGATATTAAAAGGTAATAAATGGCACAACATGATATGAACATCGCTAATCAAGGTTTCCCTGCCTTTAGAAGTGATTTGAACAATGCCTTATCGGCAATTAATTCTACACATTCTGGAAGTTCTACACCTAGTGGAGCAGTCGCAGGTACTATTTGGTTAGATACGACTAACGCAACCAATCCAACACTAAAATTTTATGACGGAGCAGATAACATATCACTAGCTACTATTGATTATTCAGCAAACACAGTAGATTGGTTAGATAGTTCAATTACTATTACAGGTTTATCTACATCAGCAACAGGAACAGTTTTGACCTTATCGGATAGCAATATCTTATTTGCGAAGAAGGGATATTTTGCAGAACAAACATTAACTGACGGAGCAACAATAGATTGGAACTTATCTACTCAACAAGTAGCCAAAGTCACCCTTGCAGGAAATAGAACTTTAAACGCACCAACCAATCAACAAGCAGGTGCCTTTTATTCTCTAGCTATCATTCAAGACGGAACAGGTAGCAGAACATTAACATTCAATTCAGTATATAAATTCACAGGTGCAACCGCACCCACACTAACAACAACTGCATCAGCTAAAGATATAATCATCTTTAAATCTGACGGAACTAACTTATTAGAAGTAGGAAGGTCTTTAAATATCGGCTAATGTTTGCATTAATAGAAAACGGACAATTCGTTAAAATAGTTAATTCTAATAAAGGAATTACTATTGGTGATAATCAATATCCAAAATCAATTTATAATTTATGGAGTGAAGATGAAAGAAACGCAATCGGCATCTACGAGGTATCGGTGGATAACACCAACAAGAAAGATGAAGCATACTATATTAATACGGATATCAGCTATTCTTTTGATGGCAGTTCTGTTATTGGCAGTTATGGTACTGCTACTCCTAAACCTTTAGATGATGTTTTATTCGTAGAAGGTGATGAAATCCCTAGTGACAAACAAGTAGGTGATGTCAAACAATATGGATTAAAAGGATTAGAGATTGCTAAGATTAAAGCACAAGCAGGTGGACTATTAGCACCTACTGATTGGTATGTAGTCAAAGCAACTGAAGTAGCTGATTATTCTGTGCCTTCAGATATTGCAACTTATAGAGCAAATGTAAGAACAAAGTCTAATGAAATGGAAACACAGATTAATGCTTGTACGACTGTTGATGAACTCAAAGCATTATACGAATATACTGAAGATGCCGAAGGTAATATCACCAAACCTTTAGCCGAATTTCCAGAGGAACTCTAAATGGTATTCCCTATTCTAGGTGGGAATAGTGCGGTAGGCGGATATGCTATTGATAATTCCCTCAGATTTAATGATGATGATAGTGCTAGACTTAGTGCAACTCAATTAAGTGGCTCTACAACAACTTGGACATTTAGTTGTTGGTTAAAAAGAAGTGAAATAGGACAACAAAATTCAATATTTACTGTTGGTTCTAGTAGTACAAATGATTTTTTAATGTATTTTTCAGGTACCGCAGATACCATAGATATTATAGTAAGAAATAGTTCTACCATTAATGGTAGATTAAATACAAATGCAGTATTTAGAGATGCTTCTGCTTGGTATCATATTGTTTTTACTTACGATTCAACTAACGCAACTTCTTCTGAAAGAATGAGATTATATATAAATGGAGAAAGAGTAACTTCATTTTCAACTGAAACATATCCTTCATTAAATCAAATATCAGTTGTTAATAATTCATCTTATACTATGCATATTAGTAGTATTCGTGGTGGTGCTGATTATTTTGACGGCTACATGGCAGAAACTTATCTTATAGACGGACAAGCATTATCCCCTACAGACTTCGGTGAATTTGATGAAGATAGTGGTATCTGGAAACCGATTGAATACACAGGAACTTATGGCACGAATGGTTTTTATCTTGATTTTGAAAACAGTGGAAGTTTAGGTGCTGACAAATCTGGTAATGGTAATAACTTTACTCCTACAAATTTAGCATCTACTGACCAAACAACAGATACACCGACTAATAACTTTGCTACATTAAATCCTTTAATATTAGGTGGCTCAATAACAACAAGTGAAGGCAATACAACAACTAGCAAATCTACAACTGCGTTTAAAACTTTTTATGGAACTGTTCCAATTCCAACAAGTGGTAAATTTTATTGGGAAGTAGTAGAAACATCATCATCATCAGGTGATGTTCTTGTTGGCATTTGTGTTGTAGATGGAACATTATCTACTAATGTTGATACTTATCCCACTGATACTTTAACAAGTTATTGTTATTATTCTGGTGGTGGAAATTTTAACTATGGACCTGGAAATGTGAATGTCGGATTTGGTGCAACTTGGGGTCAAAATGATGTTATTGGTATTTTATTTGACGCAGACGCAGGAACTTTGACATTTTATAAAAATGGAGTATCTCAAGGAACTCCATATACAGGATTGACCGCACAATATATTCCTGTTTTTGGAACATATCTTAATGGAACAACTCTTTCTGTTAATTTTGGTAATCCCTCATTCTCAATCTCAAGTGGTAATAGTGATGCAAATGGTTATGGTAATTTTGAATATTCACCTAGTGGTGGTCTAGCACTTTGTACTCAAAACCTAGCAACAGAATTATCCCCTACGATTGATGATGGGAGTCAGTATTTTAATACACTAACTTGGACTGGTAACGGAAGTAATCCTAGAAGTTTTACAGGTTTAGGATTTCAACCAGATTTTACTTGGCATAAAGTTAGAAGCACATCAGCTAGTCACATGCTTTATGACTCTACAAGAGGTGTTGGAAAAAGATTACATAGTAATCAAACAGTAGCTGAAGCAACAGAAACAGCAGAAGGTACAATTACATCATTTGATAGTGACGGATTTACTTTAGATGAAGGAACATCTAATGATTTTTATGTCAATGATAGTGGTGTCACTTATGTAGCATGGAACTGGTCAGCAAACGCAGGGAGTACATCATCTAACACAGACGGAAGTATCACCTCAACAGTTCAAGCGAATACTACTGCAGGATTTTCTATAGTCACTTATACAGGAACAGGTGCATTAGCTACTGTTGGACATGGGTTAGGAATTACTCCTAAAATGATAATATGGAAAAGACGAGATAGTGCTACTAACTGGTCTGTTCAAGGTACTCAGTCTGGAATTAATACTGACCAAACAGAAATAGTTTTAAATTCAACTGGAACAGTATCTGGTGTTGATAGTAGACTAAGTAGACAAAGTCAATGGAATAGCACAACTTTTGAAGTAAATACTTATGGTGACCAAAATGCTAGTGGTGGTACATTTGTCGCCTACTGTTTCGCCGATGTAGAAGGATATAGCAAGTTCGGTAGCTATATTGGGAATGGAAATGGAACTAACACTTCAGCAGACGGAACATTCGTTTATCTTGGATTTAAACCTTCTTGGGTTATGGTAAAAGCATCAACTGTAGCACAAAGTTGGACTATCTTTGATAATAAAAGAGATAACTATAATGTTGCTGATAAATTTTTATACGCAAATACAAGTGATGCTGAAACTACAGGTTATGATGCTATGGATTTTTTATCTAATGGATTTAAACTTAGAAAAAACTTAAATGGCACTAATGATAGCGACCAAACATTTATCTACATGGCATTTGCCAAACACCCCTTTGTTTCATCAACAGGTATTCCCGTCACTGCGAGGTAGATATGCAAATAGATAGCAAAACAATCAGTATTATTATGGCAATAGTCATTCAATCCGTATCGCTAGTTTGGTTTATATCTAAAATGGATAGTAGAATAGCCAATAATGAAAGAGATATGCAACGCATTATGGAAATGCACAAAGATTATGATAAAATGCAGAAACAAATAGACCGAATATCTTGGCTATTAGATGCAGATGCGAGAACAAATTAAGGAGGCGTTATGGCTA